AACTATTCCTTGATGGCGTGTTCTACGTTGCTGATATTCTTGCTGAGGCATTTAATGCTCTTGGTGCTTTCATATCAGGAGACATATTAGGATTCTTGGGTATTTTTGGAGATAACTTTGCTGCGTTCACTGGAATACTTATAGCACTAGCTATTAAGTTTAAAGTTATAACAAAAATTAGTGATGGTATTAAAAAGGCACAAGAGTTATATCAAAAAGCATTAGCACTTACTCAAAGTAAATTTGTGCTAAAAGCAAAAGAACTAATGAAATCTTTTGGAGCCAAGACTGGTATTACCAAAGCATTAATGGGTTTAAAGAAAGCAGCAATGGCGATGAGGGCAAAGGTAATCGCTCAAGCCAAAGGTATGCTCGCATCTGCTAAGAGTTTAGGTGTGAAGGGTATGATTAAAAAGTTAGTCTTTGCAGCCAAAGCATTGCGTGCTAAAATAGTAGCATCTTCGGCTGGATTACTTACTTCTGCTAAAACTCTTGCTTTGGGTGCTTTGAAAAAATTATCATTTGCTGCAGGAGCATTAAAAGGTGCTATGCTTGCGGCATCCAAAGGTCTGCTATCATTCTTAGCACCAATTGCTGTAGCCATTAAAGGATTTGTAATTGCTGGTGCTGTCGCTGCAAAAGGATTAGTCCTTGCTGCTGCTCCGTTACTAGCTGCAGCTGCACCGTTTCTTGCTATCGCTGCAGGTATCGCACTGGTGATTGGCGGTATCGTTAGTGCGTTTAGAAACGTTAAGAAACGGTTCGAAAGCACTGGATCTATATTAGAAACCATTGGTGGATTTATCCTTGATATAGTAACATTCCCTGCGACGTTCTTAAAGAATGTTATAGGTTCTATAGCAGGATTCTTTGGATTTGATGGGCTAGCAAAAGCAATCAAAGATTTTAATATCACTGACTTTATTTTAGGTGGCATTAAAAAGGTCATTGGGTTTGTAGCTGATCTGTTTACATTCGAGATGCCTAAATTTAACTTTAGTATTGTAGATTCTATACTAGACTTCTTTGGCATGATCAAAGATGCTATCCTAGACTTTATCCCTTCTTGGGATGAGATCAAGGCAAAACTTAATCCGTTCAACTGGTTTAGTGGTAAAGACGACAAAGAAGAAGAAAAACAGGTTACTAAAGCTAAAAAAAGTGCAGCAGAAAAAAGAGAAACTGCTGTAGAAAATGCTGCAGAATCTGTTGCGCTTGAGATCGAATCATCTACTGATTCAGAGAAAAGAAAAAGAGGTGGACCCTCCCAAGAACGTAAGAAAGATGTTGGCGCACCTGCTCCTATTATCGAGTTTAATCCTGCACAGGTGATGACTGCTCCCGAGCCAATGCCTGAGCGTGAACCTGTAGTAATTAACGAAACAGATTCTCCTGAATTACAAGAAGCCAAGACTGTCTTAGTAGAAAGCCAAAAAGATCTTGAGGACTATAAAGAACGTCAATCATATACTGCTTTCCCTGACTCTCCTGAGCTACAAGCATCCGAAACCAAATACTATGAAACGGTAGTTAAGGAAAATACTGCAAAAGTACAGCAACTAGAAACCCCTCAAGAAGAAGTAACTAAACAAACCGCAGAAAGAAAGACTGCTGCTGATCAAAAATCATCTATACAAAAAATGATACCTCAGCAAGCTGTTGCTCAAGAACCGTTTGTCGAAAGCGTTACTGAAGAAGTAATGCGAGATAATGTTATGCAACCTGTTGACTTCTCTGGGTTCTCTTCCATGTTTGAAAAAGCTGGAGGATTTATTAGTGGGTTATTTACTAAAGATACTCCTGCAGAAACACCTGCAGCCATAGAGAACCAGAAAGTAATCACTGAGAAAGAATCTGAAGAAGACGGGATGAATAGGTTGGTTGATGCTTATAATAAAGAGCAGACAGCCAGAGTAATGAATGATCCAGATTCTCCTATTAATACAGTACAAATAGAGAATCCTGACAATCAAGTAATACCTCAGCCAGATATTAATCTTACTGCTCCAGAGATGCCTGAAAAAATAGCGCAACCAGCTGTATTGTCTGAAGAACCTATGGCTGATAAATTCAAAGGGTTATTTACTGGTAATGCAGATAAAAGGGTTGTTCCTAGAATTCCAAAGAACGCAGCAATGGTAGCTAAAATACCAGAGATAGAATCTTCTACTCCTGCTCTACCTGCTACTGGTATCACCCCCGAATCTATTGTAAATAATACTGTTTCTGATGTACAGAATGTATCTCAGCGTAATGAAGCACCAAACAGTCTTACTCAGTATATCTCTGAGAAATTTGGTTTTAGTGCTGATAAATTGCAGAGCATGACAGGACAGAGTCCATTAGCCGACATAGGTAGTTCTTTATTCGATAAAGCAAGTGGATTTATTGGTAAGATATTTGGCGGTGATGATAGCCCAGAAGCAGTACAACAGGCTATGATTACTCCAGCAGAACAATCAACTGAGGCACTGCTACCCAATTCTCCTGTTAATCGATTAAGAGATACGCAGGTAGAATCAATTGGATTAGTGGCACAAGAGAAGAAACAAGAACAAGCTAATAACACCGCAACAATGGTTGCTGTTAGCGGTGGTAAGAAAGTCCAAAGCACTAATAACGTATCATCTAAAACTGTTAACATTACTAATGACGTTAGCATGGACTCCTTACTGAGAGAGTTTGCTTATAACCCTAATGGTTAATCAGTATCGCTGATATAATGTGCATAAGTGGATACGATGTATTTCGGTCCACTCATGGGCGGTTCTCCTTTATGAGGGAACATCCACATTGGAGGAAACATTAAAGCAGATCCTTCTTTTGGCTCGATAATAATAGAATTCTCATCATCGTTTTCCCAATCAAATGCAGTATGACCTCCAACTTCTACGGTATTAAGATACCAGAAAATTGTCATAAATCTTTTACAAGTGTTAGCATCTCCAACATCAACATGCCAATCAAACTGATCATGTGGATTATATTTTTTAATTCTTAGTCCTTCAAGAACATAATTTTCTGGGAAAAATTTAACACCCATTTCTTTCTTATAATGTTTCATAAGACCAGAAGCAGAGTGTACAAGTATATCCCTCTCAGAAGCAAATTCTTCCAATTGAGTAATCTCTAATTCACGGAATTTATATGTCTCCGTGTCACGCTGAATAGTCTCATCTTCGGGGTGTTTCTCAAACTTTTCGATTAATCTTTTGCAAACATCGTCAGGGAGTGCGTTTTGCACCCCCATCAAATAATCAATACTGTGTCTCATCTATAAAACCTTACATTGTATGGAGTTCCATTACTAGTGAACCTAGCAATGCTATGACTATAAACTTTTTCTGTAGTATAGTTATACTTAGTCTGGCATCTTTGTTGCTGTTTATAACCAACAATACCACGTTCATGACCATTGACAGATTCCATGCCACCGATCACAGCACCAAATGCAGCACCTTTATCGTCGCCAGTAACTGCTTTACCTAATAGACCGCCAACAATCATTCCGCCAAGAACATCGCCCTTTGAGGTACGACCAGTAGAAACATTCCCATAGATAGGAACATCGACATTATGACACTCTTGATAGGGAGTAGATCTACTCACGTCTTTATAGTGATGAGTAACAGTAGGTTCGCTAGCAAAGGCGAGAGGTGAAGCAAGTAACGACACAAATAATAATTTTTTCATAATAATTTACCTTATTGTAGAAGCCATACGACTAAGTGTGGTACAGTTACCGATAATACTACAAGGACACCAATAAGTACAGCAACGTTTCCTTTATTCCATATCATAATAAGTCCTATTATACTACTTTTCTGTTGGTTCGTCAAGCGATTCTTTTAAATTTTCTTCATTGATATCATGCCCATGATAGGTCTTGCGATATATCTCTTTTATCCCATCAATATCTTCTTTGACTAATACCAATAATTCTAAAATCTTTTCCCTAGCTTCGGGGGTGAGGTTTAACTTCTTTCCATCATCTTCTGCAAAAGAAAGAGAGGACACAAACAATAAAACGCTTAAAGCATATTTCATAAAAACTCCGACTAAATTAATTTACTCACATAGTCATAAGTTAGTAGCAATATGTAACCTATCAGGAAACCTTGTCCAAACATAATGACTAAATCTTTTATTTCTTTCCACTTCATACTAGTTTCCCCTACGGTTAAAAAAGCCCCTGCACCGAAGTACAGGGGCAAACACCTATTTTAATTATGACTCTTGAGCAAGTTTAGCAAAATAACTCAAAGTGTCATCATCGTTACTACTGCCAGCCACTGGTGCAGTCTCAGCTGGTGCTGCTTCGCTCATAGTTGGAGCAGGAGCAGTTTCATCTAAGTCAATAGACTCAGCAGTTGTTACAGGTCGTGCTTCTTCACCAAGAACTTTCATCAAGCGAGACTTTAGGTCGTCATATGATTTGTAGTTCTTAGGATCAACAAAGTCCTGTAGAGAGTATAAACGATTATATACACCCTCAAGTGCTTCATCATCACCATTTGCTACTTCCGAAGAAGAGGCAAACTCTGAACGATCGTAGTTACGATACCCTTCAACATTTCGGATCTTCAATTTAAAGTCAGCACCTTCCCAGAAATCAAATGGGTTCATTGGTGACTCATCAGCAAACTCTGGCTTCATAGCGTCCATTAGTTTGTCAAAGATTTTCTTACCGAACTTGTAAAGGAATACTTTACCTTCGTTCTGTGGATTAGAAGGATCCGATACAACCATAATATTAGAGACATAATGTAGTCGACGTTTACGCTGACGTACAATCTCTTTATTAGATTCGATTCCCGAGTTCCACAATTCCGAATTAGCTTCTGATACTGGGTCTTGTTGCCCAATAGAAGTTAAGGAATTTTCAATGTACCAAAGACCGCTTGGACCTTTGAAACCATGATCCCAATATCTCTGCCACGGCAGATCTTCGCCCTCAGCAGCAGGCAGGAATCGAATAACAGCATAGCCATTACCGCTCTTATCTACTTCTGGTTTCCAGAAACGATCGTCTACATTTCTAGATTGCTTTTGATCTCCACCACCTGCAGCTTGCGCAGCTTTTACTAGGTCGTCGATGGATGAGGTTCGGGTTTTTTTAAGATTTGAAAAAGACATATTTATTTCTCCGTTTTATATCGTATATTTTCGTATGTTTGTATATCTGAATTATCCACATGTATCCCATAATATAAGAGTGTATTATACCTTATTTTGACTAAGAAGTAAACCCCTCAAGAACAATTTTTTTACATTTCTTCACATCAGGGTTTACAAAAGACTGGTACTTCGTCACCTTACGATAAACATCTGGCCAGAGTAATGTCTCTGTTATCTGCTTATTGGCTCGGTTCATAAAGCCAGTCATTTTATTAAGGATAGCCACAGATTCTAGCAGTATATCGCCCTGCAGATATCGCTTAATTATTGGAGGATGCTCACCATTTACAGAAGTAAGTAAATCGTCGAGCGATCCGTCGAGGTTATTTATATCGTTTTTAAAGTTATATGAGAGACTCTCGTGAATCTTCTTATAGTGGGCATAGTGGCGGTCTCCTTCTCCATTGACCATCTCTCCTACCCATGATACTTCGTTGATAAAATTAGCCACGTAAAAACTAACCAGATCCTGTTGATTGCTCATCTTCTTCCCAACCTTAGCAAAGAAATACTTATCTCTGCGTTTAAAGAAAGACTGTGGGCTGGCACTGGTTTTAAAATTATACTTTACAGCATCGTATGAATCAGTCTCGAAATGTAGCTTCAGAGACTGGTACAAACGGTATGAGTCAAAAGAGTCAACACTCATACTGGTAAACTATTTCCCTTGGGGATTAAGTTAAGGTTCATCGCTTCTGCTTCTAGCTTTGCCTGTAACGAGGCAGATAGCAATCGCTTTGTAGTAGAAGGATCTATATTATTCTTCTCGCATATATGAATAATAGAATCCATCACTGAGGAGTTTGTTCTCTTGAGGTATTTCTCGACTGCAGTAGAAAACCTTTTTTGAGTTAAGATTGAATCGATTAAATCTTCTGTCATCATTTTGCTTCTCTATAAAATAAGTGGTCATCAATTTGCATGACGTATTCAAAGGAATCTGCCCAGTAAGGATCTACAGTTTTAGCATGATAATACGTAGAGCCATAGGATAAATCATACTCATCCAGATACATCCTCTTGGCAGCGGTTACTACTTTCTTGATATGATTATAAGCATCTTCTTCTCTGGGTCTATCGCTCAAACCATCGCAATACCAAGAGAACTGGCATTTGTTACGAATAATTTGTCCAAGGGAGTTACGCTTCGTTTGTTGTGTAACATCGCAAACAGTGTCGGGGAATTTATCGCTTTGTATTCGATTTAACACTACATGCGTAACAGCAGTAATGCCAGCGTCCGATTGATTACGGGATTCAAAGTATGCGTTCTTCCATAGACATTCCATTTCTATAGAAGAAGCAAGCATAAGAGATAGGTACAACATTATGCGTCAACCTTAAGAAGAACGCAGTCCTTATTGATCCTTCCGTTAGGTGTTATCCCTTTAGTAGTTAAGGCAGTGAATGCCTTGTCGAATTGACGAACAGTCTTAGTAGCCATAGGAATAAACTCATCTGGCTTCCGCATCTTCTTGGCTCGAGACTTATCTTTATCCCAGCCATGGATGGTAGTACCCTTGACCTCAAACCCAGCAGTACGCTCAGAGAAGTATTCCGTGATTGTCTTATACTTGGTATTAACAACAATCAGACGGCTTGCTCCAATCAGTGTAACAGGGTTTACCGAAGCGATCTTAAGATCGTTATCTTCCTTGAGGTATTGTAGACGAGACACTTGT